ATAGCGGGACCAGTTGTTGATGGAATAACATTGCCAGTTGCTGAAGGAATTTCAGGAACTTCTGGCATAAGACCTTCTACAATATCAGGAACAGCAGACATTACTGCTTTCTTGACTTCTTCTGTTGCTTTTGCTCTAGCTTCTTCCACAAGAACTCCAGCATTCTTATAGAGATAAACCCCACCGCCAACGACGCTGAGAGATACCAAACCAGAAAGTAAAGCAATGACATTAATCAGTTTTTGCATCTTTCTTTTCCTCTTTTGCTTCTTTTTCTTCCTTCTTTTTAGCAGGAACAACCCCGAAGGTAGCTAAAGTTCCAGTAAAAACGCTGGCGATAAAAGTCGGATCGATATTTTTCTGAGGAATACCAGGAACAGTTACATAATTAAGGGTCAGAATTGCTGCTGACCAAGCTAAAATAATGACACGTACCAGGGTAGATACCCCTTCATCAGCCCACTCAAATTTATCCTTTTTGGTTTCCTCTTTCTTCTGTGGTGTTTCAGCCATGAATATAGAGGTAAGGCTCTTTTATTTATTAAAGAGCTGAATAAAATATTCAGCATCCACAACAACTAAAGGTTTCTTTCTATTCTTCTTCATTACTACAATAGGTTCATATTCACCAGAATTTTCACAAGCTTGTTCATAAGCATCCCACACATTGAGTCTCTCTACATTTTTACATTCAATGCTGTGAGGAAATTTTTGTCTTGCCGCCCTAGCCATGATCAGGTCTTCTCCACCTGCTCCCATAGACCGAGACTCGATATCCTCAGGATGAACATCGAGCATCTCAATTAATTTTTGTCTAACCCACTTCTGTAAGTTCCGACCTTTGGCTTTGGCACTCTGTGTTTTCATTCCCTAATCCCACGGATCTGGTATTTCAATTTCATTGCTTGGAGGAACCACGCATCCGTCAGGCACTTCGGACCGTGAAGCAGGACTTGTACCTGTTTCTCTGGAAGATTTGGATCTTGAAGGGCTCTTACCTTCCAACCAGGCAAATAATCGTTCGTCATAATACTCTAATAGTTTTTTAATCATAATTAAAGTTGACCGTTATACGTGAACCTTGTGTAGGTATAGAACTAGAGTGTAATGTCAATCCATCAAACATAATTGCTTTACCCATCTCTGGAGATTCTCTACCTGTGATGTTAAAATCTTTGTCAAAAAAGAATGTATCACCATCAACAGTATTTACATAATATAATACAACGGTATGAGGTTCTTGAGTATCTATATGTGGATTGTTGTGTAAGGGTTTATTAATTGTAGGAAGATGTAACCCTAATCGAACACGAAATAAATTTTTTGGATCAAGACCAAACTTTTTTTTATTCATAGAAATTAACGGCATCAATATCCTGACAAAATTCTCCATCGAATCTGTGGTATTGAGTAGTTTCTCTTGTAGGACAATGCTACCAAACGAAGGTACTGGTACTTCGTTTTTATAACCATATGTGCTCTGGTATTTATCACGATTATTTCCATAGGCAGAGTCTTTTTGATACCTCCAGGGAATTTTATTAGAAAAAAGGAGGTCACAGATTTTTCTCTGTTCCTCCTCACCAATGAAATTTTTTTCTATCTTCACAATTTGAATCCAGCAAAAGAGTTTTTCTTAACGTCTTGCTTGAGACCACCAATAACATAGGACTCAACCTCTGTCTCTTGTGGTGCTACTTGTAAACCCTTAGAAGACAACCAGTGCTCTGTCCAGGGAAGGGGATTATTATTAGCAGGAACATCGAAGACAGGTTTAAGTCCAATAGACTTCATCCTACGATTAGCAGTCCACTCAACATACTTCTGGAGAAGTTTGGCATTGAGACCAATGATAGAACCATCTTTGAATAGATAATCTGCCCATACTTTTTCTTCTTCTACACACTGCTTAAACATTTCAATAACATTATCTTGCTCCTGCTTGGCAATCTGTACCATGTCAGAATCATCACCCTTCAACCAGTTATTGATGATGTTCATGCTAACTGTCATGTGTTGACTTTCGTCTCTGGCGATGAGTCCGATGACTTTGGCAGATCCTTCCAAGAGTTTAAGTTCGCCAAAGGCGAAAGAACATGCAAACGAGACGTAGAATCTAATTCCTTCAAGAATGTAGACATTAACAACCGCCTTGTACAGTTTTCTTTTGAGTTCATAGAGAGTATCTTGTGCTACTGGTACTTCATCTAAAGCATGTTCCCACATGTGACCAGCACCCCATTCTTGTGCTGCTTGTAGAAACTCATCATAAGCATGGGTCACTGACTTGGCACGTGAGAGGATCTTCTCGTCCTCTAGAATCTTGTCAAACACCTCGGAAGGGTCAGCATACACATTCTTAATAATATGTGTATAGGAGCGACTGTGAACCATCTCCATGGTCTGCCAGATGTTCATACATCCTTCTAGTTCGGGAAGTGAACAGTAAGGGACAAAAGCCATCCCAGGACCACGCCCTTGTACAGAATCCAAGAGGATTTGGTACTTAAGGTTACTAGTGAAGATGTGCTTTTGTGCTTCATTAAGTGTCTGATAGTCGGCACGATCCTTTTGAAGCGATACTTCTTCTGGACGCCAGAAGTATCCCAGTTGCTGTTGAGTGAGTTTGTCGAATACGGGATATTTAAATTTGTCATAACGCTGGACCCCAAGAGGGGGTCCGAAAAACATTTTTTGCTTTGTATTATCAACAACATTGGTGTTGAATACTGTCATACCACTAGGTCTTTTTGTTTCGTTCACTCTAAATTTTGCAACTGTCACAGTCTTCTTCCTCCGTTTGTAAGATGTCGTTCAGTAAATCTTCAATGCTCTGTCGTTTTTCTTCTACAACATCATCATTTTTTCTATCATAGGTGTTTTGGTAATATGAAGTTTTCCAACCATACTTATATGTAGTCAAAAAGTCATTTACCATAACAGACACTGGTATTTCATTGTCTGGATAGTTCTCTGGATTATAGCTCCAGTTGCCAGAGATCGCCTGGTCAAAGAACTTTTGCATTACAGCAACAACATTGATATAACCAGAGTTATCTTTCATGTCCCACAGCAGGGTGTAATTATTTTTCAGGGTATTATACTGAGGAACAATTTGCTTAAGGGGTCCCTTTTTCGATTTCTTAATGGACAAGAAGTCACGGGGAGGTTCAATGCCGTTTGTTTCATTTGACACAACGGAACTGCTCTCCGAAGGCATTTGTGCGGACAATGTGCTATGTCGTAGTCCGTATTCGTTGATAGATAACCTAAGAGATGCCCAATCATTCTTCAAGTTGTTGGGAACGATTTCATCGATGTCTCGCTTGTAAGTGTCGATTGGGAGAATCCCTTCTGAATACTTTGTTCTATCGAAATAACCACACTTGCCTTTCTCTTTGGCAATTGAGTTGCTTGACTTGAGTAGATAGAACTGGAAAGATTCAGTGAGGTCGTGGACAAGTTGCCATGCTTCTGGGTCATCGTACTTTACTCCTTGCTTTGCTAGATAGTGTGCTAGTCCAATATAACCAATTCCAAGAGATCTCCTGTTCTTGGTACTCACCTCTGCTGCCTTGATAGGATAGTTTTGATAGTCAATCAATTCTTCCAGACCACGAACAGCAAGATCACAAAGTTCTTCGAGATCGTCCATTGTTCTAAGTTTACCAACATTGATGGCAGAGAGAATACACAAAGCAATCTCACCATCGCCATCAATATGCTGAAGAGGATCTGTAGGGAGAGTAATCTCTTGACACAAATTAGACATGTTCACCTTATCTCTAAAAGATGAATGTGAATTACAGTGGTCGATATTCATCAAGTAAATACGACCAGTTTCTGCTCGTTCTTTCAGAAGATTAAAAATAAGTTCTTGAGCGCCAACAGATTTTTTCTGGATTGATCCATCAGATTCATACTTACAATAGAGATCATCAAACTCAGGAGTGCCAAAAGCATCATATAAACCAGGAACGTCATGTGGACTGAAGAGGGAGATTTCTCCGTCCTGAATGAAACGTTCGTAAAAGAGTTTGCTGATTTGGATTGAGTAGTCAAGTTTTCTTACACGGTTATCTTCGGTCCCTTTATTGTTCTTAAGAACAAGAATATCTTCTATTTCTTGGTGCCAGATGGGGAAGTGTACTGTCGCTGATCCACCTCGGATGCCATTCTGTGTACAACATCTGACAGTTGACTCAAATTTTTTGAGGAATGGTACAACACCCGTGTGAGTAACTTCTCCCCCTCTAATCTTAGCGTTGATCCCGCGGATTCTACCTGCGTTGATGCCGATGCCAGCCCTTTGTGCAACATATCTCCCGATAGCCATATCAGAACTAAAGATGCTATCGAGGGTGTCATCAGAATCAACAAGAACACAGCTAGCAAACTGTCGAAGCTGAGTTCTAACCCCTGCCATGATAGGCGTGGGGATGTTGATTTTGTGCTTGCTGATTGCGTCGTAGTATCTTTTGACATAATCGAGTCTAGTTGCTAATGGATAATCAGCGAAGAGCACCAGGGAGATCATGATATACATGTACTGGGGAGTTTCATATAACTCCCCACCAGAACGATCTTGAACCAAATACTTATCAACTACTTGGCGTAGTCCAGCATATGTAAACAGGTAGTCACGATCATGATCAATCCAAGAATTAATCTTAACCCACTCCTCATCACTATATTTATCTAGAATCTCTTCATCATATACTTTATTTACTGTCGCATTATAAAGTGCCACGTCATATACTGTAGGCATACCGTCTTTCCAGACGTTTTTATTAAAGACTTGCTTACGAAGACCAAACAAAAGCAAACGAGCAGCAACAAACTGATAATTAGGGTTATCTAGGGTGATTAGATCACTAGCAGAACGAATCAAAATCTCCTGAATTTGATCAGTAGTAATGCCATCTTCAAATTGAATGCCAGAGTTCATCTCTACATGAGAAGCAGACACTCCAGCAAGTCCATTACATGCTTCGTCAACCATCTTATGAACCTTATCAAGGTTCAACGGTTCGATTGAACCATCTCGCTTTTTAACGTTGATGCTCATACTTTTTTCCATTCGTTCAGTTTAAGTTGTGCTTCTAGTCCGCTGTAAGTATTCGATTCTACCAGAGATTGTACATCATGTCCAGCGAGTGCCATGTCGTTCAAGTCTTTCTCTTTAATAGATTTTGGGAAGATGACTACCTTGTCTCCTCTCTTAATCGTAGCCTCAATTCTAGCAACGATCTCTCTGCTTCGTGGTTCGTTGTCGAAGGCGTATACGAACTGATAATCAAAAGAGCGGAGGTCAACATCGCTACCACACATAGCAATAGCATTGGTAAGGAAATGACTGTCGAAGGGTCCTTCTGTGACATATACAGGTAGCGATGAATCAACACGATCTAACCCATACACCTTGGGTTTAGATTCGTCCAACATAATTGTGATGTATCTGATCTTTGCTTTGGGAGCAAGAGATCTTCCCTGGTAACCAAACATGTTACCATCTTTATCCTTGAGTGGGATAATTATTCTGGCACTATCTTGACGAAGAGTATCAAATGTTTTCTTCTGTCTATTAGTCCAGTCCTTAAATTTAGGACAGTAATAAAATAATTCTAACTCTTCAATTTTTCGTTGCTCAAGATATTGTCTTGCTGGGTGTCCTTTATTTAGCTCAGAAATGGGTGTAAGATTAACTACATCAGAATTTTTAAATACAGGAGTTTTAAAGTCAAATTTAGGTTCGGCAGTTTGACTTCCTTTCCCAGTAAGTCCTTCCTTATATCTCTCCATAACATACTGATCATGGAGCATGGGACTTTGATCTTTCAAGAAGTTAGTAAGTGTCCTGCCTACACCACAATTGTGGCACTTGAATACATAATCATTCTTAATCTGAAAGAAATATCCACGAGCTTTATTTTTATACTTCTTAGAATCTCCACAGTAAGGGCAACGAAAGTTATAAGTACGATCGTTTTTTCTTACAAATTTATTAAGAAGTGGAGATACAAGATTAATATACTTAGTATCAAGAAAGCTCACGAATAATAGATTCTGCTGGAAGCAGCATAGCAGAAGAACCCTGTGGCGTCAAGACTTTGATGATAGGTGGGACCACTTGTAACACTGCCACAAGGGTGGCAAGCACAGCACCAGCACCGATCACAAACTTAGCATTAGTGTCTACTTTCTTCTGAACAGCAGTAATTCTACTGTGGATAGTTTCTGTATCTTTATCGTGTCGTTCTTTCAACTCCTCAAGCATATTGAGGATCAACTTGTCGGCACGTTCGCTTTCATCTAGGCGTCCTTCATGGCGCTCCAAAATAATAGCAATCTTATTACTGTTTTCTGAGATAGTCCCGACTGCCTTTTCAAGCTTGTCGAGCATCTCTTTTGATAGGTCTTCATAAATATCGAGTTTGCTTTCAAGGACCGCTATTTTACCAAGACCGAACGCCATGTTAGTTATTCCTAATAGCGAAATCTAAAGCAGATTGATAAGTGGCAGCGTCTTTGTTAAGCATGTAACGAAACTGCTGTTGCTTGGGTTCATCCAACTGAGCATAGGTAGCAGCGATACGCTTAGCAGAGAAACTGTCTAGGTTCTGCTGGGTTCCATCACCAAAAGTAATCTTAGCAAAGGAAGTTTCCCCATTAGGATTTAGTTCTGAAGTAGCAACATTCAAAGCAACTTCAAGAGCATCAGTAGTTTCAATAATCATAGTGTTGTCCATGGTAATTTCTTCTTTCTTCAATTTCTTAGTTTGGTCACTTGCTTTCTTTTTGAAATCAGAAAGACGTGCCTTCATAAGTGTGTCCATTTCTTTGGACTTGTTTTGCATCTTCTTCTTAGCGTCATCACGCTTCTTTTGAAGATCCTTAGCACGGTTCAGTTTTTTCATCTGACCGATTTGCTTTTGTGCTCTCTCAGTTTCTGAGGGCACAGCTTCAGAAATAATTGTTTCTTCTACTTGTTCTTTCATTTTCTTACGTTTTGTGATACGAGAGAGCATAGATTTGGCACCTTTAGTTCTTCCGTCTACTTTATCAGAATTTTTATAAGTCCTTTTCTTTTTAGTATTAACAAATACAAAAGCAGGTGGAAGTGAAAGACCGCTACCATCTCCTGCCATCATTTCATTTAAATTAGATTCAGTGACTTTAGACATTCTTCATCAACATCGACGTTTAAACTTTCGGGCAACCTATTCAAAAAGAGCATGAATGCTTTTAATATAGGCCAGTACGTCGCTTCTATTTTATAAAATAGAATTGGCGTAGCAGCGTCATCAAATACATTATACATCACAATAATATGATTTAAAATCAAATGTGTTTTTAATTCACCCGCCGTCTGATGACGACGGAGTAATCTTTTGATGTACTTAATTCTATTTAGATCTTCTTCAAAGTCAGCATATGTAACTGATGTAGGATTATCATAATGTTTAATAGCAAACATTACCCAGTTTTCATGGGTCAATTCATCAAATAACATCCCCTATCACTCGGCAGTTGTTACAACAGCGATATCAGAAATGACTTCCTTGGCACCATTGGTAGAAGTGAGTTTGACTCTGTAAGAACCAGCGTCTGCCTCGGCATAAGTAGCAACATCATATGTAGGTTGATCAAGACCAATGTTGACCCAACGTCTACCAGACTTCTTCTGCCACTGATAGGTGAGAACGGAAGCATCTCCAGGAGGAGTGGCGATAGCGTCAACCGACAAGGCGAGTGGATCACCAACAGTAACTGCCTGAGTAGTAGGTGAACTGTTAATGGTAATGAGGACTTCTAGGTCAGCGGCAAGAGAATCATCCGCCTGGGTTTCATTATCATTAGTGTCACCGCCAGCAATGAATACTAGTTGCTCTGCTTTGTGACGGGTGTTACCACTTACATCAGTAAAGGTGTAATAAGACCACCAACCAGGAGCATTAAGACCACGCTCCTTGTTTGCTTCTAGTGCTGCCTCAGTTTCATCGATGTAAATAATTTCTTTTGCTTGGGACGAAGGCGATACACCACGACCAGCTTTGGCCTTGTTGTCATCGCTGTCCGTTCTTCCGTAAAGGGACATTGGATCTCCAGGGGACTACTTTTCTATTATGTATTTATAAAAAAAGGGGACCTTAGTCCCCTTGATTTATTATTCATTCTCCTGCTTCTTCCGCTACTTCAGCAGCAGGGTTATCTTCTCTAGCGAGAATTGCCTTCTCAACTACAGCAAGAAGTTCATCATCCATGGTAGTCTTGGTTAAAGAAACAGCTTTCTTAAGGATAACTAAGCAAAGTTCAACTAGTTTTTCACCGAGTTCTTCATTATCAGGAATTTTAGCAACAGCATCACTTACAATTTTGGATGCTAGTGGGAGTAGAAAGGAGAGCATGATCTTAGGGCATAGTGCATGAACTATTTATTCTTGTTCTTATGTTTCCAAGCGGTAGCGTATGCAATTCCTTCTTTTTCTTTAGGATAGTTCTTCTTAATATGCTTCACCATCCTTTCATACTTTTTTCCAGGGGGCGCTACCTCCTCCAAGTCAACAGATTCTTTTTGTTGGGAAGTAAGAGCTTTGAGAATATACTTTTTAGTTTTCTTCTTCTCGTCTTTATCTTTAGGGGCACCGTCTTCAATGCTAGGCATTACTTCGACAGATGCCGACTTCACTTTTTTCCCTGAATTTCTGCCTCCTCTTTCATCTTTTTCTTAGCGGCGATGGCAGCACCCACTTTCTTACGACGTGCTAGGAGATACTTGTCAGACTTATCGTGGTCACCATCGTTATCGATGTCCTTGTCTTCCTTGCCAACGGGATCGAGTTTCTTCTCAGTGATCTCTTCACCTTCTGGTTCAAATCCTGCCTTGACACAGTTGTCAACAGTCTTGCCACCCTTCTTCTTAGTGCCCATGCGCTTGTAACCTTTCCAGCAAGCTTTGCCGTCAAGACCTTGTTCCTTACCTTCAGCATTCTTCTTCTCGAAGATAAATGTCTCGCCATTAAGTTCAAACTCAACAGTCTCTTTCTTCATATCCTTCTTATCTTCCTTCTCACAGCGGGAGCACCCTTTCCCTCCACAGTAAGAGCAAGTGTCACACGACTCTTTCGTAACCACCTTCGTGGTGTCTCTAATCTCTGCTCCATGTGACTGTTTAATACCAGTACCAACACGTAGATTAGTGGCGGGGTCAGGAGCGCCAGCGTTTGCTGAAATATCCTTGGAACCTTCATCACTCTTTTCCTCCTTACCAGAAAGATCGGGGATAGATGTTGAAGAGTCAGCGCCACCTTCTCTAGCAGGAGACTCAGGTCCCTGCTTTTGCTCAGCAGGAATACCTTCCTCGACAAGATGCTGACCAAAACCACCGCCGCTCATCCAGCGACCATACGATTCGATGAGAGCTTTAGAGAAATCATCGTTATGTTTGATATCAGTCGTTGGTTTTTGACGTTCCATTATTTGTAAAGATACTACTTTTCCTTTCTTTATTTATAGTCTCTTGTACTTCACGTATGTCACATACCCAGGCACGAAACATTGTACCACTCTCAGTAACAGCAATAACATAGTTAGGTCCAGCACGATGTACTCTACCCTTCTCCCCCGTATTAGTATTGAAAACCAAATCTCCTGGTTGATAAACTTCTTTCAACCTAAAGCGTTGTTGGTCTGCTGTTTTTTTAATATCTCTAAAATCTTTCATTTAATACCCATTGCTTTTCGGACTTCCATAAACAATTCCATCTTCTGTTCGATGTTCAATGTATCTGGAATACCAGTTTGAAAAGAAACAAAGTCTGCTTCTGCCGCTGCTTTTCTCATCTTACTTGCTGACATACCAGCGGCACCATCAGCATCGGGATCACGATCACCAGCAGAAACTACATCAATGTTTCGGAAAGTATACTCAATACCATTATACTTTGTCAACATACCAGTAAATGAAGGTACACGATCACTTCCCACTACCATAGTAATATCTTCATAAGTTCCTTGTAAATGCTGTAGCACATGAATAGGTGTTTTGATATCAGTATTATATTGAATATTGTTAGCATGTTTTGGAAACATCATCTTCATGTACTTTACTTTCACATCAGACTTAAGAGGATTCTTCTTCTTATCCAGTGAGTGACTGGTAAAAACAAGGTAGTCGTCCCGTCCAGCTTGCTTAGCAACTGCTTGGATCAACTTCTCATGTCCAATAGTAGGAGGATTAAACCTACCAAAAGTAAAGACTGCTCTGCTCATTTCCCGTCAACCCAATCCTTTGATACGTTGAAGTTAGCAACACTGAACTGTAAACGATCCACCAGTTTGACTGCCGTAGAGTCTTCTTGGATAGCAACATATCCTTCTGGAGCGGTCACCTTGTAACCATTTTCACTTCTCAGATAGGTACGAATCTTCTCACCCTTCTCAAGTTTACGAATAAAAAGCAGTTTAGCTTGCTGTAATGTAGTATATAGACCTACTGTTTTAAGAAGAGCAGTCTCATTTGCTTCAATAAAATCCATGCCATCATACAGTTTTTTCAGTTTACCTGCTTTTGCTTTTGGTGTCTTAACTTTATCCACCGCCTTCTTCACTTCCCCCTCAAAATACTCTTTAAAATCACGTACAAAGTTAGAAGCACTACTAACTCGTCGTCCCTGTCTGACATACGTGTTGAAATAGATCTTGAGTCGTGGTCCTACAGTTAACTGATCGTTTGCTTCGATCTGTTCTGCTACACTATCTAGAAATGATGCTGATTGATTTACCAGAGTAGTAGATGCTCTCTTCATACTCTTTAACTTATCAACTTCTTGCTTGGTAAGGAGTACATCTTTACCAAGTTGATCCGTCTCGGCACTGAGTACAAGCACATCGTCTGATGTTTTGAGTTGATTTATATCGTAACCAAAAGTAGCAGACAGAGAATCAACACTGTTCCCTCTATACGTTGTGTGAAAGACAACTCCGATCTTGGCCTTATTTGCCTTCTCATAGAGAGCAGAGGACTCTGGTATAGAATATGTAATCGTGTTAGGAGTGAAAGTAATACACCTTTCTCCGTTAATTGTTTCATACTTCTTGTCATCTGTAAACAGAAGATCACCCTGTGCTACCCCATTGATACCGAGGTCTGGAAAATATTTCAGGGCATCTTTCAGTTTAGAAACAAGACCAGGAGCATGACCATGATTTACATCAACGTCAGTGTCTCTAAAATTAATCTTAGCATTTTTGTTGAACACAGACTTGGTGCCTACAAAAAATCTTTTGGTGCCTGGATACATGCCACAAAAAATAGCGGGGGCACCATCCCACTTAGTGGTAATTTTAAATGTATTCCTTTGTTTGCCACTGAATGTCTGGGCAAGTTCATCCAAAAACATAAAAGCATCTTTTGCTCCTTGACTACCGTCAAAGAGGATGCTGTCTTCTAAGTGTTCAAGGTGAGTGTTCTTAGACATCAGTAAAGTTTTCCAAATGGACCGAAACGTTCGCCCTTCTTCTGAGCGAGGAATGTCATGTCAGTCATGAACTTATTACGTTCCTCTGGTTCCATGCCGACTAGCATATGTAGGAACTTAAGTTGCATCAATTTAGAATTAGCGACGTGAGCAGTTGCTGGATTGCCAATAACAACATCGATGTTGTTGAGAGCAGCATCATCATCAACCTCTGTCTCGACTCCCTTCTGTCTCAGTGTCTTGATTATTGTAGCATAGTCATCCCGTACCTTGGCGAAGTCCGTCAGACTCTTTGGATACTGTCCATTCTTATTGTCATACCTGACCCTATAGTCGATCAATAATTTTTGTACCATGTCAACTGGTGCCTTGCCGAGACGAGCAGCTGCCTGTCCTTTTGCTGTTGGTTCCCACTTCAGGTTAGAGAACCCAGCACTATCATTTGCTTTAATCTGAAAATTATATGTGGTAGTTTCCGAGTCAACAAAAACTCTAGAGTCTTGTGTACCAAAAGATGTTCTACCTTTCTTATCTTTACCCAAAGAAAGATCACATTTCATACTACTAATTTCGTAGTACATTTGTTTGTATGATTCAAAATCTGCCTTACTTAAATTGACTTTTTCAAAGTAGGCTTCTTTACCAGAAATTTTCTTTAGTGACACACCAACAACAATCTCATCATGAAACAACTGTCGAAGAATAGCATTCAACTCTTCCAAAGTTTGTGTGCTACCACCATCAACTAAGCCCTGAATCATTTTGATTGTTTTGTTTTGATCCTTGATCAACCAAATATCAGCAGGGTTCCAGTTATCTTTTTTAGAAATTTGATATTTGGTTCTAACTAACTTAGTAATCCAATCCATGAATCCACCATCACGGATAAATTGTGTGAATCTAGGATTAGAATACTCAACCAGCATTCTCTTCTGCTGCTTGTAATAATCATCTAACCAAGAATCATCCCAAGCAATATTTTCTTTTTTCCAAATAGTCAGAAGTGCCCTATATGCTTGGGTATCTTTTCTGATATCATCAGCAGAACTATATCTTTTATTGTTTTTTAATACACGCTGTAGTATGTAAGCAGATCCTCTTTCTTGTACAGCAGTTGTCTTGGCATCTGCTCCACCACCAGTGCCAGCAGCTTTTATATTATCTTTCGATAATTTAGTAACAAGAATAGTTCCCTTTGGTTTGCTGGTAGGAACTATCATAGAACTACCTTTAGTAAATAGAGCATAAAACTCCTGGAAGGTATCAACACCAGACCACCTAGTATCTTTACTATCAATAACAACAGAACTTCCAGTTTCCGTGACAAAGGGAACATTATTCTTTATTTTATCTAGAAAGACAGGCCAATACTTATCTTTTTTAAGTTCGTCCTTTGTTATTTTTGCCATAAAAAAATCCTCCCCTAGTATTTAGAGGAGGTCTTTTAGATATTCTTTTTCATTTTGATATGGATGCTTTTCTCCCGTCCACAATTTATATCCTTCAACTACTTCTGGTATTAACCACTGGTCCACTCGATAGCAATACTTCCAGTTGACAGGTTGAATACAATTCATCACGACAACTTGGAAAAATGCTACCAAGTGAATCCAAAGACTATACATTTCTTGATCTGTTTTTGATTACAATAAAAGCATCTTTATTATATTTACGGGTGCCTTTGACAGGTGCCCACTTGGTGCCAGCACCTTCAATCTCATAGATTTGAGTACCACCAATTTCAATGTGGATGTCATCGTTGGTATCCCACCCAAGTGTGCTGATGGTTTCCCAAAGATCTTCTTGTGTAAACTTCATCGGTCGTCAGAAGCACGATTTTCGGAATAGTAAGCGTCAAAGGTTCCTTCAGGATATCGCTTAGAAAGTTTGGTGATATTACGATCAAGAACTTCTTCCATTGTCACGCCAAGCGATTTGGTAGCTTGTGCCACGTACCACATGACATCACCCAACTCAATAATAAGATGTTCTCGATTATCGTCGTTCCAAGGCTTACCTTGGAATACCATCTTCTTAATGATCTCAAGGAACTCACCACCTTCAGCATTAATCCCAACACCAGCAGTAAGGAGA